TCAATCGTGGATGCTGTCAATGAAAATTACAAGACCGTCAATGATTGGCAGAAACAGGTGGACAAGGTCAACAACCTTACCCAACAGTTAACCACCACGAAAGACGAACTGAAGAAGTTCGATGGTGTCGATGCGGATGACCTGAAGAATCAGATTGCAGACCTTCAGAAGAAGTTGAAGGATGCAGACGATGAACTTCAGACCAAACTTGCCGACAGGGATTTCAATGATCTTGTGAAAGATGCGATTCAGAAAGCAAACGGAAAGAATGCGAAAGCAATCACAGCACTTCTTGACCTTGACACACTGAAGAAGTCCAAGAATCAGGCAGCCGATGTTGCAGATGCAATCAAGAAACTTTCTGAAGCTGAAGATTCATCAATGCTTTTTGGTGAATCAGTTGTAAAAGGCGGTGTTGATACGGCTGGATCCGTGTCGAAGCCTTCAGGCGGTTTATCTGCCGTTGAACAGGCTTTCTACGACAAGAATCCTGACCTTCGACCAACAGAGTAAAAACAAATTTTGAAAGGTAGGTAAAATACTATGGCACATGATCTTCAGGAAAGATATGCAAAGATGGTTCTTGCAAAGATTCGCAAGGAACTTGTATTAAAGGACGGTGTTGTTTTCAACAACGATTACGAAGGTGATCCAAAAGCCGGTGCGGTAAAGATTCCTTCACGTGATTCTGAAGTTACTGTTTCCGATTACGACAAAGCAAACGGAATCAGTGCATCTTCAGGAAGCACAACTTACATCACAATGAACATTGACCAGGACAAAGCGGTCAACGAAGTCATCGACGGTTACGATGCACAGGCTGTTCCGGACAACCTTGTTGCCGACAGACTTGATTCTGCTGGATATGCACTTGCAAAGGCAGAAGACACAGCCGGTGGAAACGTTCTTGTTGCTGCTGCAACAAAGGTTTCTGAAGCAACACTTACAAAGGACAACATCTATGCAAAGATCGTTGACCTTCGTACAAGAATGTCAAAGGCAAACATCCCTAACGATGGCAAGAGATATCTTCTTGTTACACCTGACACACTTGCACTTATTCTGAAAGCACCTGAATTCATCAAGGCATCTGACCTTGGTGATGCTGTTGTTCAGACCGGTGCGGTTGGTAAGATTGCCGGATTCCTTGTAATTGAGTGGAACGACGAAACAGCAAACCTTGCAATGGTTGCTGGTCATCCTAAATTTGCAACAAGGGTTCGTGAATTCAGTGTTCCTGTTCATGTTCAGGATCTCAACGGTTCAGGAAACTACATCGGTGCATCTGCCGTTCAGGGACGTGAAGTATTCGGTCACAAGGTAACAAGAAGTGTTGCAATCAACGCTGTCTTCGTACCTGGTGCATTAACACTTGCAGCAGCACAGGCAGCTACAAGCGGAAAGACCGTTATCACCGTTACTGAAACAGCAACATCCGCTTTCAAGTATGTGAAGAATCCTTCCACACTTGCAAAGTACGGTGAAACTTACGACGGAACAAGCCTTACTTCCGGCACAACACAGATTGCCGTTGCTGAAAACGACATCATCGAAGTTGCAGACCTTGATTCAAACGGCAAGGTTGTCAACGTTGGATACCACGTTGTTGCAGCATCCGAAATCAAGTAATTCATTCTGACGAAAGGAAGGGAATTGGAACATGAACAATATCGTCAATTGGGAATATTACAGTTCCCTTCATAATGTCGTTTCGGAAAATGATTTTTCCAAGGCTGAACAATTAGCAGAAAAAGAAGTCGCACTTGTCATCGGCTTTCCAAGATGGGAAGCCGTTGACGATACGGCTTTTTATTTTACACAGTTGAAGGATTGCATCTGCAACGTGATTGATAAAATGGCAAGCACGAAGGCAAGTGGTGTTGGAAAGGGTGTTGCATCCGTATCCAACGACGGTTATTCCGAATCATACGTGGTTCAGACCGAATCACAGGCACGTGCGGAACTGTCAGTTTGTATTGCAGATTGGTTATCAATGACCGGTTTGGTTGGGGGTTATCCACTATGATGAACACAGACACAGTGACAATCTATAAAAAATCGAAGACCGAAGACACATGGTCAAAGACGGTTGTTCACGGTGTTCAGTGGTCTGACCATGTTGATAAAACGACTACAACCGGACGTGTGTCACGGAAACCGTATGCATCAATCACATTCTTCATCGGATCCGACGAATATGGTCTGAATGATTTCGGTGAAGAAGACATCATCGTTTATGGTGAATGTGAAGCGGTCATTTCGACCGTAAAAGGAAGCAGACCTTCAGACGTGGTTGAAGCAAACGTGAAGTCCGGATTCATCACGTCCGTGAACGATAATACGAACCGTGACCATCTGAAGAACATGAAGGTGGTGGTGTCACGTGGCTAATGGATTCACATTGAAAAGCATTAAGTTTGACGGTGAACTTGCAATCAAAAACCGTGGTTTGATGCCTGGTGACAAGGTTCAACAGTTCATTGATTCTGAAGTTCTTCGGTTATGTGATCCGAAGATACCGAAAGACCAAAACACACTGATTGAATCAGGTCACATCAACACACGCATCGGATCCGGTGAAGTCATATGGTCAACACCGTATGCACGACGTTGGTATTATATGCCGGCAAACTTCCAGCAAGCACCGGAACGTGGCAATTATTGGTTCGAACGTATGAAGGAACAGTACAAAGACACCATCTTGGATGGTGCAAAGAAGATATGTGGGGCAATCTGATATGACAATTTCCAAGTACATCAGTGATTTCATCGAAGAAGTCACCGACATCAAAATTGATACGAATCATGTTCAGGATGGTTCGGACAAATATGGTCTGTTCAAGTCACCTGGTAGAACAATTCGTGATTTCAACGACGGAAGTTATGAAATCACGGAAAATTATCAGTTTGTGTGCAAACAGAACAGTGCATCCGAATACGACAGAACGGATTCCGACGAATTTTTGGAAAATCTGACGTATGCGGTTGATGATTTTCCGTATGAGAACGATTATCCGGCATTGGACGGTGGTCGCACGGTGAAGATGATATCCCTGACCGGATGTCCGTATCCGATGGAAGCTGACGGAAAGGAAACATTGTATCAGATGTCACTTGCAATTACTTATTTAAGAGAAAGGACGGATTAAAAGTATGTTTAAGAAAGATAAATGGCTTTTATACCTGGACACAACACCTTCAGGAAGTGCAAGAACATGGGCAAGAATTGGAAAGTCCACCTTGCACACACTGAACATGAATGCGGAAACTGAAACTTTCGATTATATCGAAGATGAAATTCCGACATCCGTTATCAGTAGATACCAGCCTTCAATGGATCAGGAAATCCACACATATGAAGACGATGCTTGCTACACCTACATTGAAAGTATGGCACAGAATCTTCCGGTTGGTGATGATGCATTCACAAACTTCCTTTACATCTTCCCACGTAACGTCGGCACAACCGAAGCACCGAAGTTCAATGCGTGGTTATGTGAAGCAACCATCACAATCAGTTCCATCGAAGCTGTTGACCACAAGATTTCATTCAACATCGCAATCAACAGCAAAGAAGCCGTTCAGGTTACTGTTTCCGGTGGTGTTCCAACAATCGTACCTTAATGAAAGGACAATAATTTTATGATTTACACAATCATCCACAACAGGAAGTCATATGACCTTCCGAAAAAGACAATTGCAATCATGGACGAAATTGATGAAGGGTTGAAGATTGATTCGTCAGGTCTTTCACTTCGTGACAAATTTGACCGTCTTCGAAACATCATCGTTGGGATCCTTGGTGAAGACAATGCGGTTGAAATCCTTGGTTCGAATAACCTGGATGAAATGGATTTGTCAGACGTGACAATCACCTTCAAAAAGATTGTCGATGCGTACGACAAACCGATTCAGGATTATGACAACGGAAAGACACGTGACAGATTGTCACAGATACCATTCGATAAAATCGCAACATTGTCCAAGGTGACGGCTGAAATGCCAAAAGAATGATTGATTTAACGAACAAAGGCTTGCCGAACGTCATCACGATTGACGGCAAGCCTTTTTCTATTTTTACAGACTTTCGTGTTTGGATGAAATTCGAAATTTCCGTTGTCCATTCCAAACTTGAAGGTGGTTCACAAGTAGAAATCGGATATCTGTTCAAGAACGAACGTCCGACTTTCTGCAACATTGAAGATTTATTCGTATTTTCAAGACCGAAAAACGTCCTTCCACGTGATATCGGTCACGAATCCGACGTGATTGCGTTGGATTACGAAATTGATTCTGACTTGATTTATGCTGCATTCCTTGGTCAGTACGGCATTGACTTGGTGGATATCGACGAATTGCATTGGCACAAGTTCCTTGCACTTCTTCGTGGTCTGAATGATTCCACACTTCTTCATCAGGTGATGCAATACAGATGTTATGAAAAGACCACACGAAAAGACGTGGATCCATATGAAAGACTTCGTTCGATGTGGGAAATCGAATACATCACGAAGGCTGAACAGGACGAAATTGACGAAGTGAATGCGATGTTCAAATAACGAAGAAAGGTGGTGGTTCAAGTGGCTGACGGAACATTGATTTTTGATACCAAACTTGATTCATCCGGTGTTGAAAGTGGTGTGTCTGCCCTTGGTGGCAAACTGTCCGGTGTGATGGGAACGGCACTGAAAGGAACAGGTGTTGCGATTGGTGCTGCCGTTGCTGGTGTTTCTGCCCTGACCAAGTCTTCCTTGGATGCATATGCCGATTTTGAACAGTTGACCGGTGGTGTTGAAACACTTTTCAAGACATCGGCAGACAAAGTCATGGAATATGCTGATGAAGCATACAAAAGTGCCGGATTATCGGCAAACGAATACATGGAAACCGTGACAAGTTTTTCGGCATCACTTCTTCAGGGTTTAGGCGGTGACACAGACCTTGCAGCCGATGTCGCAAACCAGGCAATCATTGATATGTCCGACAATGCAAACAAGATGGGTTCGGATATGTCAGCAATTCAGAATGCATATCAGGGTTTTGCAAAGCAGAACTTCACCATGTTGGACAACCTGAAATTGGGTTACGGTGGCACGAAGGAAGAAATGCAACGTCTGTTGGACGATGCAGAAAAACTTCAGAAAGAAAAGTTCGGTGTTGATGTCGAATACGATATGAACAATTTTGCCGATGTCATTCAGGCAATTCACACGGTTCAGGAAGAAATGGACATTGCCGGAACAACATCAAAGGAAGCTGCAACCACGATCCAAGGTTCACTTGGAATGATGAAAGGTGCGTGGCAAAACCTTGTGACCGGTCTTGGTGATGAAAATGCCGACTTGGATGGTCTGATTGATAATTTCATTCAATCTGTCATCACTGTTGGTGAAAACATCATGCCTGAAGTGGAAAAGATACTGACAGGAATCGGTGAAATGGTGACAACGATGCTTCCTGAAGTCATCAACATGATTCCTGACCTTATCAATTCGGTATTACCTGGAATCATTGAAAGTGCATCGAACCTTGTCACTACATTGTGTACGGCAATCATTGACAATGCACCGACATTGATTGACAGTGCATTACAGTTGGTTTTGACCTTGACGGATGCACTTCTTCAGAATCTTCCGATGCTGATTGAATGTGGTCTTCAGGCAATCGTTCAACTTGCACTTGGTATCGCACAAGCACTTCCGACATTGATTCCAACAATCGTCGAAGTGGTGCTTTCAATCGTGGAATATCTGATTGACAACGTTGATTTACTGATTGATGCTGCAATCGCATTAATCACCGGTCTTGCCGAAGGTCTTATCAATGCACTTCCGGTCCTTATCGAAAAAGCACCGGTAATCATTGAAAAATTGGTGGTTGCCTTGGTGACAAATGCACCAAAACTGTTGGAAGCTGCCGTGAAAGTGATTGAAACACTTGCAACCGGTCTTATCACCAATGTTCCGAAGTTGCTTGCCAAGATTCCACAGATTATGACAAGTCTGAAGAACGGATTCTTGAATCTTTGTTCAGGTTTTGCGGATGTCGGTAAGAATATCATCGACGGATTGTGGAACGGTATTCAAAACGGCTGGAATTGGTTGACAGACAAGGTTTCAAGCCTTGCAAAAGGTCTTCTTGATGCTGCAAAATCAGCACTTGGAATTGCATCACCTTCGAAGGAATTCCGAAAGATTGGTGAATTTTGCGTTGCTGGTTTCAACGATGGTATTGATGACCTGATGGATGGAAACAAACTTGCATCGAACATCAATGCAAGTCTTGGAACGATTCAGGCAAACGTGTCCGGTGGACAGATAAACGGTGTTGGTGGTGGATATACACAAGTCATCAATGTAAACCGTGAAATCAGCACACCTGACGAACTTGCACGTGCCGTCCGTCTTGAAAGTCGATACGGATTGATGAAAGGGGTTGCGTTCGGATAATGGAAAATATAGTAAAAGTACGATTCGTGCGTTCCGATGACCGTGAATGGTCAATTGACGGTTCAAATTGGGGTATCCCTTCCAACGGTCTTGAAGGATTCGGTGCGTTCGATAATTCAATATCAATTGTTGACAATGCAATCGGTGACGGTGGCATTGTCACAAGTCACCGTGTGTCACAGAAAGACCGTACAATCACGGCAATATCGAAGAATGTCAACCTGATGGAAATCCTTCGTGATGAAGTCACGGCATTTTTCAATCCGAAGATGACATACAGAGTGTACTTGACATACATGGGAAGAACCAGGTGGGCAGAAGGAAGAATCGAAAAATTCAACCTTTCGACCGGCAACATTCACAGACGAATGAAGTTGACAATCACCGTTCTGTTTGCGGATCCATACTTGAAGTCATTCGAAGACTTCGGAAAAGATATCGCATCGGTTTCCGGTGGTGCTGGATTCCCTTATTTATGCAGACAGAATGTCGGACAACCGACAGGAATCTTCAATTTCTCACAGATTGTCAACCTTTCAAACGACGGTGATGTGGAAGCATATTGCAAAGTCGTTATGACGGCAAACGGTGAAGTTGAAAATCCGAAGATTATCATCAACAACCATTATGTCCGTGTCATTGACACGATGGTTGAAGATGATGTCATCATAATGGATTTTGCAGCGAATCCACCGACAGTGAAGAAGAACGGTGTCAATTGTATCGGAAAATGCGACAGAACGTCCGAATTCGATGAAATGGGGTTGGTCATCGGTGATTCCACATTGTCATACACGGCAGACAACGGTTCAAACAATCTGTCCGTGTCAATCTATTACAACAAATTGTATGCTGCAATGTAAAGGACGGTGATGTCTTATGGGTTCATTTAATGTAATTGCACTTGATGAAGACTTCGAAATCCTTGCATTGCTTCGATACACAAATATTCAGTGGTCAAGGAAGTATTTCGAATGTGGAACGTTTTCGGTTCAGATACCACTTGAACAGTACGATTCACGAATCAAATACATATACACGAAAGACCGTCCGGAAATGGGAAAGGTCACACAGATAAATTATGTAAACAACCAACAGTACAAATACGTTGCGTTGTCCGGATACTTCCTTGAAAACGAACTGAACAGGATGGTCGTATATCCAAAACAGAACAACGGCAACATTACATCGGATCCTGGATGGGTTGAAGGAATCGACAAGGCTGAAAACCTTGCATTCACCTTCTTCAACGCATTCAAGTCCATCACATTCACACAGAACGGTTCATCCGTGACGTTTGATTGTGGTGTGGATGCCGGAACAAGTCAAGGACGTGGAAACACGTCAGACCATCTTCGTGAAGGTGAATATCTTGGTGATCAGATATACAAGATTTTGAAGAATTCAGGTCTTTCATACCGTGTTGATTATGATTTCGACACGTCAAAGAAGACCTTCGAAGTTTGGGAAGGAAAAAACCGTACTGAAGAACAGACCGTGAACAATCCGGTCACATTTTCAACCAGGTACGGCAACATCCGTGAACCGGACGTGTTGATTGACAATACGTCATGGAAGACCGGTTGTATTGGTTGTAATTCGGTATCAAACAACGGTTCAACAACCAATTACAACCATGTGATCATCAATCCCACGGATGAAGCAAACATGAATTCCTTCTTGTTTTTGAAGTCGGCTGTCAGATTAGAAGATTATCCATCAACATCGGCATTTTATGATGCGATGGATGCTGAAAGCCTGAAAGAACTTGAAGGGTTTGTACAAACAATCAACGTCACCTTCGATTCAATGGAAGGTTCGTATGAATACATGACAGATTTCGACCTTGGTGATGTCTGCAACTTGGAAATCACCGAAATCAACATTTCTGCCGAAGCACGTTTGATTGGTTGTTATGAAGTAGTAAAGGACGGTGTTTGGACGATGACGATGGAATTCGGAACACCGATTCTGAAGAAAAGGTAAAAGAAAGGAAGGTTGAATGAAATGATTGGATATCCCTTGGATTCACACGTCACGTTCAATGATGGAATTCCACAGTACGACCGTGCAATCACATCCGCACCACTTCGAAAGCTGATAAAATCACTGTTCACGGACGGTGTTTTGCTTGCAGACCAAACGAAGTTGCGTGTTCAATGGGTTGGTGATACACGTGTTTCCGGAACGGTTGAAGGTGACACCGAAACGTACAATTGTGTCGTTTCTGCCGGATTCGGCATCACAGACGGTTGTTTGAAATTACTTGAAAATTGGTATGGCTTGCACGTTGACACGGCTGCTGCCGTCAATCCACGTATCGACACCGTTGTTCTTCGTCTTGATGACAACGATGCGGTTCGTGTGTGCGACTTTTTCATACACAAAGGAACACCGGCATCAACACCGGTTCGTCCTGACCTGACACGTGCCGGTGGTATTTACGAAATCGGTTTGGCTGACATTTATGTTCCAGCCGTTCCAAGTGCCGACAATCCACCGGTTGTCACTGACACAAGGCTTGACACAACACGTTGTGGAATCATCACTTCCATATCTGAAGTTGATACAACGGCAATATGGGAAGATTTCAACACACTGTTCAATCAGGTCGAAGAAAGGTCAGATGAAACATATCAGGCATGGGTTGAAGAATATCAAAACTACTATCAGACATTACGTGCAACACAAGTTGCAGAATTCGAAGCACTTGCCGACGAACTTGAAGGAATCATTGATGCGGAAGCAGCCGGACACCTTCAGTTGGAAATTGACGAATGCCTGGAAGACATTGAAAGAAATTACTTCGGAATCCATGCATCCACAACCGTTTTCGTTGATGATAACCACATCACCGAAACAATCGGATCCGGATACAAGCGGTACACCGAATTTTCGGCAGATGGAAACACCATCACCGAAACCATTTACACGGTTGACGAACATCAGACCGAAACGTTGAAGTACACCAAGGTGACCACATTCAGTTCAGACGGTTCGACCATCACTGAAACTGTTTACGATGCCGTTGGTGAAGTGATAACAGATTAAAGAAAGGTGGTTCAAAATGAACGAAAGTGCGGTTTACAAGAAGTTAAAAGACGAACTGAACAAAGTTCCGAAAATCAAAGTGATCATCACCACGGAAGATTTTGCCGGTGATGACGTGACATTGTCACTGAACGGTGCGGTGTATGTAAAACAGGGAACGTTCGATTCCAACGGAAAAGTGGAATTCTACGTTGAACACATTGGAACATACACCATCACTTGTGGTGAAAAGACCAAGACGGTCAATGTGACCGAAGTTGGTGGAATCTATCAGGCAGAAATCAACGATTCCATCATTTACGGATTCCACATCGACGGAACAGAATCTTCACCTTCCGGAAACATCACATACCTGGAAGCAGCCGTTGGAATGACACCGGCAAGTATGAATTTTTCAACCGGTGTGTTCAATTATGGTGATTGGGCAGATGCGTTCTTCATGCCACGTCCTTGTATGTTGAAGAACGACGGAACTGTTGACTATTATCTGAATCCTAACGACTACACCAAGAAAGCCGATGGAACGGCATCTGATGTTGCCAATACTTCATATGCTGGTAATGCAATGATGGAATGGGGCAAGGATGGTTGTCAGATATGGTACAAGATTGTTCCGGACGGAAGCAACGGTGCAGACGTGTACATTTCCGATGCACAACAGGATGAAAACTATCACGCATATTCATTCATCGGTGTTGATGGAAATCTGAAGGAACACTTCTATACACCTATTTACAACGGATGTGTGGTTTCTTCCAAGTTGCGTTCGATTTCAGGTCAATCCATCATGAACAACGTTGCCGGTGGAACTGAAATTTCATATGCAACAGCAAACGGAACAGGATACTACATCGAAACGTTTGCAGACAGAATCCTGATAAATCTGTTGTTGATGCTCATTGGTAAGAGTACCAACACACAGGCAACATTCGGTAATGGTCACTATACCGGTGGAAGTCAGGCATCACATCTGTTGAAATCCGGTACGATGAACGACAAAGGTCTGTTCTACGGTACAAACGGAACAGGTGTTGGTGTGAAGGTCTTCGGTATGGAAAACTATTGGGGCAATCAGTGGCGAAGAACGGCTGGTCTTCTCAATATGTCAGGTACACAGAAATACAAGCTGACAGCACCATACAACGACAGTGGTTCAGGATACAACACCGTATCCGGTGGAACACCTGACGGAACATCCGGTGGATATGTCAACAAGATGATATATACATCAGATGGTGCGATGACCACAAAGACGGCATCAGGATCCGATTCGACATTCTATGCAGACGGAATGTGGTTCAACAATTCACAGACCGATTATGCGTTGTTTGGCGGTGCTTGCTGCAACGGGCTGGCCGGCGGTGCGTTTGCGT